TAGGCGCGGGCGAGGTCGTCCGGGGTCTGGAATCCGGCGAGGTCCTGACTCGGCTCTTGGGCGGGCGGTGCTTGCGCCGGAACCTGAGGCTGATCTTCGGCTGGCATGGTCTACGTCCTTGTCGTGACGGCGGGACTTGGGCCGGGGCCGGTCCTTAGCCTGTGGATGGCGCCGCCTGGGTTTCCTCGGGAGCCTCGGCGCCATGGTCCCGTTCGGCCAGGATTTCCTCCTGGCGCTTGTTCGCATCGAATACAGCAATCTCGTTGTGCCACACCGAGGCGAGGAACTCGATTTCCGTAAGACGGTCGCGGATCGACTGGTCCGACTTCCCCTTCCACTGACCTTTGCGTTCCTCCGGGTCCAGACGCAGGGCCTCAAGGGCTTGCCGCGCCCGGTTCTGGAGTACCGGTATGACCACGTCGTTCCAGCCGCTGGTCATCAGGAGGAGCTTGAGCTTGTCGATCTGCTCGTTGTTGAGCGCCATGATGCCTCTCCTATGTTCCCGTCATCTGCGGCACGGCACCGGCCATCTGGTTGTTGCCGAACATGGCCAAGAGTTCCGGTGACAACTGCTCCAGCGGGGCCGACGTTGCACTAGCGACCGCTTCGGGACTCTGCCCGCCTTCTGCGGCAATCTGGTTCACCATCGGCACCTGCTGCACCAGCAGTTCTTCGACGTTCTTGAAGTCGAACAACTCAAACGCCTGCCGCGCGAAGTTGGCCCAGTTCACCAACTGCAACAGCGCCGGGTTGGCCGACATCATCTGGAGCAGGCTCACAAGGTTCTGCTGCCTGACGCTGCGGCCGAGCATCTGGCTGGCACCTATGGCTCTGGCTCTGTAGTCGGGGGCCATGTCGTCGTAGTCAACCGCCTGCGCCTCCTGCGGCAAGGGGAGCCCGGTGACCGGGTTGATCGTCGCCAGACTCCCAAGAATCTTGATCTCGTGCGGCATCTTCAGGAACTGGCGGTCGAGGTTGCGGAAGGCGTTGGCCAGCGGCTCGATGAACATTTCCTCCGCGACCCTCGCTTCGAGCATCAGCCGCGTCAGCACGTTCTCCTGCCGCCCGAGGAAGCCGCGCGCCGTCTCGCGGTCGTTCTGCTGGAGCCCCATGACGATGTCGTTGATCCCGGCCCCCAGTTGCATGAACTGCCACAACTGGCCGATCTCAGCGTAGGCTCCCTGCACGCCCTGCATGTTCATGGTCAGCGGCCGGATGTTGGAGTCGTCGGCCGCACCGTCAACGAGGATGATCCTGCCTGCCCGCGAGAACAGGTTCTGGGTGTTGATGTTGGCCCCAGAGGAGACAACCATCTGCGGGTCGATCAGGAGGTCCAAAGCGTCGAGCTTCTGGTTGGCGATGCGGTTGGCGGCTACCTGCATCTTCTCCGCCACTTCAACCTTGCCGGGCGCGTAGAAGCTGTGCGGGTCCGGCATCGGCGAGTACGCCTTGAACGACTTCTGGCCGTCCCAGAAGGGCAGTTCTCGGTTCTTCAGCACCACCCGCGCGTTGCCGATGGCGATACAGCGAGTGCGGACGCCGTCTCTGGCCATCTCGTCCGGGATGATGCCCTGCATCTCCCAGATTTCAGCCGGCTTGGCGAACCGCTCCGACTGCCGCGCTTCCCAGTCCCACTGGTTCCGGTAGGTCAACTGCCGCGTGCGAAGCTCGCCCTCGGCTCCGGCACCGAGCGGGAAGGCTTTGAGTTCCCGCACCGCCGCCGGATCGAAGTACGGATTCTCTCCGCGCGAGTCGTCGAGCATGTCATCAAGGTCCATCCAGTAGCGGTGGATCACCCACGCCATGTCTTCGATCCGCTTCTTGCCCGGCTGCGGCCAGAAGTCCAGCGGGTCGATAGGCTCCCAGTTCGGGCCGTTGAAGTGCTCGGCGTCGTACTCGCGCACCACCGGCACGGAGAAGCCGGGAGCCACCTGCTCCAGCATCCGTACGCGGTTCTTGCGCGTGACGTTCTTCCAGCCGTAACGAGCTACAGCGGTGCCGTAGAGGTCGGCCTGGAGGAAGAAGTCCACGCCCTTGGTGAGAGAATCGCAGTCCTTCATCTGCGCCGAGATGAGGACTTCGTTCTTGCGGGCGCGGGCAACGTCTTCGGGCGCGTAGCCGGAGAACGTGACGATGGGCCACGCCCCGAGCGAGGTCTGCACCTTCCTCGCAACGTCCGACTGCACCATCGAGAAGACAAATGGTAACTGGATGTTGTTGCGGAACTGCGAGAGCTTGCCCTGCCATACCATGCGGTAGGTGTTGTACCAGCTTGGCAGGCGGGAGAAGAACTTGTGGTTGTAGCGCAGGCTGTGCTGGCGGCGCGAGTCCACCAACTCTATGAAGCGGCTGTCCGGGACGCGATAGGCGCCGCGCCCCGTTCCGCCATCTCTGCTCCCCGCTATGCTGCGATGCATGAGCACTTCCTTGTGCTAGAGCGCCAGACGCCCCATGAATCAACGTGGTAAAGATGGCAGTCGAACTTCATGGCGTTCCCGGCACCAGAGATGCCATAGCCAATGTACGCAGACACCCCGGACGCGCCAGAACCGCAATACACGGGGAAGACTCCGCGCGTTTTGGCCCCAATCGCGCTACACGCCAAACAGTTGTTGGCAAAGTCTGCGCTGACTGGCAAGAGGTTTGCCGTAGCTGTCAGAGGCAGCCCGAGTCCCTGGTCATACCAAGTGAACATCGGCAGACCGCTGCCGTTTGCAGCAGCGGTGCAGACCAACGACCACACGGCCAGATACATGCCGCCCCGGTTGAACTGAGGGTTGGATGCTACCTGACCGGCGGCGGTGATGAACTTCTGGCCAGCGGCCAAAGTCGCTCCCGCCGTAACGAACGAAACGCTTGCAACCTTGCTTGGCATCGGCATCTTGCTTCATCTCCTTCCGTGGAGACCCTACACAGCAAAGTGATCCATCTGGAACACGCTGCAATCGAAGCGGACACCGCTGATCGCCCCGGAGATGCCGTACCCGAAGTAGGCGGAACCCCAGATGCGCCGGAACCGCAGGGAACAAAGAACACGCCACGGGTTGTCCCGCCGATCCCAGTCGGCGGCAGGCCGTAGTTGGCGTAATCTGCGCTCACTGGCAACAGGTTTGCGGTCGCCGTGAGAGGAGCGCCGAGCGTCTGGTCGTACCAAGTAAAGAGGGGGAGGCAACTGGCAGCGGTTGCGGAAATCTGCGTCATCTGCCACACGGCCATGTAGTTCCCGCCACGATTGATGTCCGGCTGGGTGGCAATCTGCGCGGCGGCGGTGATGAACTTGTTTGTCCCGGCTGCCACAGCGGCGTAGTGCGTGGTCGAGACTCGATTGACTTGGGCTGGCATCGGCATGTTCGTGTTCTCCTTCCTTGGAGATGATCCCTGCGGGCGGCTGCCCGCTCGAACGCACGTTAGGAGGGTCCTAACCGGGAGTCCAGAGCTTTCTCGGCAGGACGTAGATTTCGTTCTCCCCCTTCTGCGCCGTAAACTCGTAGGCCTGTGCTTCCAGCCTAGGGCGGTGCTGGCCACCTTCCCAGTCCTCGATGACGATGACCTTCGGCTTCCAGCGCTCGATGGAGAAGCCGTCCAGCACGTCGCCCTCGCCGCCTTCCACATCGATGCAGAGCACGTCCAGCCTCGGGAATCCGGCCTGCTCAAGGCACCAGTCGAGCGTGCGGACGTTGACCTTGAAGACCGTCATCTCCTCGTCTTTGGCGTGGTTCCGGGGCCTTTTGTTCGGCGCCGCCGGCTTCAAAGCTGAGAGCGCCGTGTAGTTCTGCGGCCAGACCTCGAAGACGTGAAAATCCTGCCCGTCCAGATTCTCCGCTCCGCAGGCCAGCATCAGGACGTTCTTCCTGTTCAGCCGCAAGCCCTTCTCGTATAGCGGGTTGGCTTCGATGCACAAAACGTCCCAGCCGCGCTGCTCTAGCTGGAGCGTGTTGTTCAGAAAGACGCCATCCACGGCCCCCACGTCGCAGGCGTAGCCGTGGGGCATCGTTCCGACTACGTCCTCGATGTCCAGGTGCTCACCCCACTGGCTGGTCATTGAGCCACCTGTCCCGGAACTCCGGCCACGACTTCCTGAGGCCGATTTCCGTGTCGTTCAACTGGTTCTCGCCCAGATTGCTCCAGATGACCTTGGGCGCTTCACCGATAGGGTCGTGGACTCGGATGCAGGGGACCTTCAAAGCCCCAGCCAGCGCCACGCCAGACGACCCACAGCCGACAACCAGCGATGCCCCGGCCATGAACTTGGCGAGGTCCAA